CTCTGTTCAGTCATAGCCTGCCTGATATTGGTGAGTCTGGCGGCAGATATTTCTCAGTGGGCAAATACACTGACACTGGTACTAAATTATGGACAGCAAGATTTGCCGACGATCTTGAAACAGACGGTTGGGGCTTGGCCGTTGACAATGCTGATGGTTGGATTTATGTCGCAGGACAAACTGGCGGAGACGTTTACACCTATGACTTATCTACCTTGACTAAAATTGATAGTAGTGACGGTAGCGTGGTGTGGAGTAAAATTTATGACTTTGGTTTTGCCAGTTCAAGTCCTGTAGTTGATGTGGACAGTGATGGCAATCCTGTTATGGTTGGCTGGGCTAACAACGGAACTGATAGTTATCTAACAGTTACTAAGATTGACAAAACCAACGGTAACGTTACATGGACAAGAAAATTAGACGGGCAGACTAACGAACAGGCCTATGGTATGGCAGTGGGTCCTACTGGTGAGATAGTGGCTGTTGGTACTGTGGATAATCTTAACTATCCAGAACCATATCGCACGATTGTTACTCTAACTGCTACTCCCGCTAGCGATCCAGACTGGACTACTGATATACTAGGAGCAACTGTTGGCGGTTTAACTTATGATGTTACCTTCACTGACGGCGTTCCTACATTTAGCAATATTGTTGATACAGATGGCAATCGCTACGAGGGCGACTTGATTGGTACTTTTAATGCTAGTCAGTTAGGATCTGGATCCACTAACATGGAAATTAGAGTAGGAACAACTACTGGCGAAGACATGTCCGACCGTATGGTAGTGGTCAAATATGCCAGTGACGGAACTATTGCTTGGCAAAAGGCCATACAGTTTGACGCGGACTATGACTGCTCAGGAGCAGATGCTGACATTGACAGCAATGGCAATATCTACATTTGCGGACAATTTGACATTACCGGCGGCCCTTTTCCTGGTACTGGTATAGCCTTGGTTAAATTTGACAGCACAGGTGTTAAACAGTGGAGCCGTCGTGTAACAGGCGACTGTATTTCAACCGCTACCAGTATAGTAGTTGGACCTGATGACAAACTTTATATATCAGGCGTTAATGGCGACGAGATTGCGGAGACGTTTACTTGGGTAGTGGCCAAATACAGTCTTGATGGTCTTGTAGAATGGCAACGATTTATTGAAAACACTGATAGTTGGACATTTGCTGGTGGGCTTTTTGGCCCAGAAAGTGGCGGCAGCAACATAGCAGTTAGACAGGGTTATGTGGCACTGGCAGGCGGATTTGGTAGTTTTGACCAGCAGGCTTATGCCGCTGTGCTACAAGTTTCAGACACGGGCAATGTGTTCGCAGCGGGCCCTTGGAGCGTTACAGTCGCAAACCTCAGCGGCACACTCAACGGCACAGCCAGTGACATTGGAGTAGTCAACGCCGATCTAACTGACTCAGACAATGCGTTAACTGTCAGTGCTGACTCAGTTACTCTTGAAACACAAGTCCTCGCCTTCCTCATAGGTACTTTATACACAGCACCTGGCGGCGACAACAGTTTAGTTAACGGTGTGTATTCCGTTGTTTTAGGCGATACTGGCACAGTGACATTGCCAGCAGGTGGTACTATCACTGAAGGATATGTTACCAGCAATCCTACAATTCAACTTACTCCAGCAAGCCCAGATGTGGCCAGTCAGAAGTTGGTGATCAAAGGCGGCGGAGGCTTTAATTATACCTATACTGACAATGGTATAAACATAAACTATTATAATAACACCGCTCTAGTTGGTGATACTCTTACTTTCTACATATATTCACCTACTTACGCTGACCAAACGCTCTACTGGTGGATCTATCCAGAGGGTGCTAACATATCAGATCCAGGATCAGGCACAGTAGTATTGACTGGCAGTAACGGCACTATTAGTTTTGAACTAGACAGTGATGACAATGAGTTTACTATTCGTGTGTCACCTGAAGAGAATAACTATGACCCTTCGAGTGTAGGTGTTGAAACAGGCTTGATCAACGCTGACGCACCTACTTTTAATGTTGAGCATCACCTACACTTGACCACAGGCGACTTGGAAGAAACCAGTATCTTCTTAGGCACTGACAATCACAATGTGCGTACTACCACTGATGGCGGTATTGAAATAAACACATTCCTATATCCAAGCGGTGATGGTAACGGCAAGTGGACTTTTGACTCCAATGGATTCCTAAACGCCCCTAACCAAAGAGTTATTAGGTTCTATGACGAGTATGGAGCATTCAATGGAGCAATAGGTGGAGACAATTTAGATCATGTGGTCTTTGCCGCTGGTGAAAATAAAGGTATAAAAGTTTTTACAGACGATGGGACCAAACTTTGGACATTTGGCACAGATGGTTCGTTAACTGTACCAGGCCATATACATAGTGAAGGCAACATCAATATTGATATCAACTTGAGTGACTCAACTCTGCGTAGATGGCAGTTTGGTGAGGATGGTGTTTTAAATGTTCCAGGAGGAATTGTAGTAGAGTACGAAGAAGATTTTACAATTTCTACATCCTATCTAGGATTGAGTAGTCCTCCTGGACCTGTAACAAACACTTTAACATTTGCTGCCAACGGTGATTTAACAGTTCCTGAACTAATATTAGGAACAGCTGACCTTACTCTTAGAGCCGCTGCTGGATACACCACAAGTATTGAAGCGGGAGTTGGTGGTACTATTGAAATTGGTTATCAAGGGGATCCACCTGCCAACATTTACATTGGAACTGCTACTACGGGATATACTACTACTGTTAGGATTGCAAGTGATCGAATAAGAATGTCAGCGGATGTGCCAACAAGTAGCAAAGGGCAATCTGGAGATGTTACAGGGCAGATTGCCTTTTCGTCAACCCATATCTATTACTGCACAGCGTCCTATGATGGCACCACTGACATTTGGAAGCGTGTGGAGCTAACAGGTGGCGTTTGGTAATATGCGAGCATTTGCTATAGTACTGAAAGAAAGTGAATTAGCACAGACAATCAGTGCCAAAGCTGTAGCTGCCGCTGCATTACACGGTGTTGCCTTAGAAATATATGATGCTGTACTGGGCTACAATAGCCGACCATTATTTGAAAAATACGGTATAGATAAGTTTTTAAACTATACCATAATAGACAAGCCCGGACATCAAGGTTGTTTCTTGAGCCACTTTGAACTGTGGCAGAAGTGTGTGAAATTAGACGAACCTGTCATTATCTTAGAACACGATGGCATCTTTATCCGAGATTTACCGGAAGATGTGTTAGATCATTTTGATGAAGTGTTGAGATTAGACTGCTTCCAGGCCTTTGTCAAGGACTACGATGAGAAGGTCAAGGCCAGTTTAGATCAGCCCATAGACTACTATCGCAGACCAGCGGACTATGAGTATCACAGCAGTGGTGGCTACTATGTTGGGGCTTATGGCTACATCATAAAACCACAGGCAGCACAGAAACTTATTGATCACGCACAACAAAGAGGTGTGGTCTGTACAGAAGCACATTTAGGGCTAAAGATAGTTGATATAGTATCTGTCACTGCCACAGTGGTTAGACTAGACAGCTATTATACAGAACAGAATCAAGATCAGTGGCAATTATATAGTACCACTAATGATCTTAGTTTGGCTGTAAAAGGTAGTAATTCATTAAGCAATCCAACATACATTAGCCCTAGAAAATATCGAGAACTTCACAGTAAATATACTAAAGAGAGTGTAACATGACTATACAAACAATTAATATCGGCAATGTGGCGACACCTGGTAATCAATAACAAATGACAATAATTTTAATCACATTACTACTAACACACATCACAATCATGTGTGTTACCTTGTATCTACATCGTTGTCAAGCGCACAGAAGTGTAGAATTTCATCCTGCGGTCAATCATTTTATGCGATTTTGGCTATGGCTTACAACTGGAATGACTACTAAAGCATGGGTAGCAGTACATAGAAAACATCATCAAACCACAGATGTTGAAGGCGATCCACACAGTCCACACGTATTTGGTATTAAACGATTACTACTAGGCGGATGGAGTTTGTACCACGAAGCAACTAAAGATCCTAACATGGTCATAAAGTACGGCATGGGCACTCCTAAAGATCGTATTGAAAAATTCTACACTAGATATCACCGCCACGGTATTCTTGTAATGTTAGTCATAGACTTGTTATTATTTGGGCCGTGGGGTTTTCTAGTGTGGGGTGTACAAATGATCTGGATTCCATTCTGGGCCGCTGGATTTATCAATGGCATTGGACACTGGTGGGGCTATCGCAACGGCGAAACTAAGGATCACAGTCGCAATGTCAGTCCTTGGGGTATATTAATTGGCGGTGAAGAGCTACACAACAATCATCATTTAGATCCAGCCAGCCCTAAATTAAGTAGAAAATGTTGGGAATTTGACATCGGCTGGTTTTATATACGAATTTTACAAATGCTCAGATTAGCAAAAACCAAAACCAGATAAATAAATTAAAGAGAATGACATGCCTATTACACTAGTAGATTTAGGAAATTTTGCAAACGACGGAACAGGTGACGATCTACGCACGGCTTTTGAAAAGGTAAATGGTAATTTTACTGCTTTAGACAATGTTACTATTTCTAATGCTACTAATTTAGGTGCAGGCGCTCCGGTATTTGCAGGAAAAGTTGGTAGTTTAGAAGTAGGTGATAATCTTACTTTTAGAAGTTTAAGTAGTGGTGCAAATATACAAATTGCCTACGATGGCTCTAGTATTACTATTGCATCAACAGCGACTTTTACTGGTCAAGTAAGCGATATTTCCAATCATAATTTACAAGATCTTGGTAACGTATCAGCAGTTACTCCAACCGTAGGTCAAGCATTAGTATGGCAAGGAGCTACATGGGGTCCTGGTAGCTCCTCTGAATCGGGCATAGACTTTAGTTTTCCGGACTTAGATGGATCGTTTACTAACCCTATACAATTTTTATTAGGGCAAACTGATTTAGATTTTGGTCCATTTATTATAACATCGTTTGATACAGAATTAAATTTAGATTTAGGAACATTTTAAGGTTTAGGAGAAACAAATGGCATTGAAATTAAGACAAGGGTTAGCTAGCGACAGACTAAGCATAACTCCTGCCAGCGGAGAATTAATTTATACTACTGACACTAAACAACTCTATGTAGGCGATGGATCTACAGCAGGAGGCAATAGTATCAGCGGTGCTATACCAGTTACTATCAATAGCTTATCCGATGTTGTTATTAACAGTGCCACTAATGGACAAGTATTAAAATTTGATGGTACGAATTGGATAAATGGCACTGACAATACTGGTGCAGGTTCAACAAATTTAGACGGTCTAACTGACGTAGTTATTACTAGTGCTACTACTGGTCAAATTTTAAAATATAACGGAACTAATTGGATTAATGCTGCTGAAACTGGTGGCGGCGGATCAATGACGTCTTTCAGCATTACTGGCGATGACAGCACTACTACTAGATCAATCACAGATGGTGAGACAATAAATTTCCTAGGCGGCGGATCAATAACTGTAAGCGTGACTGGTGGAGATCAAATACTTATTACCAACGACGAGCGTGTACAAGTAGGAACTGCTGGCTCAATTGCATTTTATCGTAATAACGCAAGCAACGTAGAAGGTACAGATACTGGTTCATTAAGTTTCGATGAGCCTACCGGTAAATTATTCTCTACTAGACTAGAAACTAATCTTATCTATACCGATAGTGCCATCTTACCTATCGTTAATAGAAGTGTGTCTAATCCGTTCGTTACTCTCGGTGGCACAATTGATTCAACTGAATATAGTACAAAACTATTAGTACAAAATGTAGATTTTGATCCTAATCTTACACATACTGTTTTTAAAAATGTATACGATACTCAATTTGTTAACGCTGCAATTTTTGCCAGATCTAGAGGAACGTTAGCCACAGAAACAGCAGTGCAAATTGGAGATTATCTAGGCACAATTATAATGTCAGGTAATGACGGCACTGTTCAACGAGGATCTACATTTATAACTACGCAAGTAGAAGCAGTAAGTTCAGGATATGTAAATGGTTCATTGGTCCTAGGAACTAATGATAATGTAGGAACTCCCCAACCTATAATTATATTAACTAGTAAAAAATATGCTACATTTGGTGGACCGATTACTGTTCCTCCTCAAGAATTAGATTTTTCTAGTGGTAATATTACACTAGCTTTCGATGACATCGCGTCCAATTATATGTATTCGACAGGTATGAGTACAAACAGAGATTTAACTTTGCCTAGTCCTTCTAGTACTATCTCAGGATTACGTATTTGTATTATCAATAAAGATGCTACTTGGGTAATAACTGCTAAGTACGGTTTAACAACAATTACAACAGTAAACGCTTTAGCTGTTAAAGAAATCTATTGCGACGGTACTGCTTGGAACGTCTTATACTAAGAAAGGATAATCCTATAAATATGTAATAATAGGATTATCTAATGTTAGATATTTGGACTGAACGATCAGGATATAATTTTGGCACTATCCCAGAAAGAACCGCTGTTAATATTTCATTACCTCTAATAAGCCCATTAGGGCCAGGAATTGAATACACTGTTATTTCTGGTCAGCTACCGCCAGGTCTGAGATTAGAAAATTCATCCATAGTAGGAACAGCTTTTGAAGTTCCGAGAGATACAGAATTTAAATTTGTCGTTAGAGCTAGATTAGGTACAGATTTCTCAGATAGAACTTTTTTTATCAATGTCACTGGTGCTGATATACCAGAATGGAATATTGCAGCAGGTGCACTTCCAGTAGGTCCTAATGATGCATATTATATTTTAGACAGTTCGTATATAGATTTTCAACTGTCCGTTACAGATACAGATACTGCTGCTGGACAAGAGTTAAAATATTTTATTCCTAGCGGTGGCGGCGAGCTACCTCCAGGATTAATTTTAACGGACAGTGGAAGAATTGTAGGTTGGGTACAACCGGTTTTAGCTCCTCCTTTAGCTAAGGGTAATGGCAGATTTGATAAACAACTGTTTGATGAGTATGCTTATGATTACGGATTAAGACCAACTAATGGCTATGACAGTTTTATTTTTGATTTGTTGACGTTTGATTTTGGAACTGAAAGTTTACCTCCAAGAAAATTAAATAGAAACTTTGAATTCAATGTCATAGTAACCGATGGAGACAGTCAATCTGCAAGAAAATTTAGAATCTTTGTAGTCGGAGATGATTTTTTTAGAGCAGACAACACTGTAACTACAGCAGGAAACAATACTTTTACCGCAGATATTACTTACGCAAGAGCACCTATTTGGACTACTCCTAATTTCTTAGGAACATTTAGAGCAAACAATTATAAGACATTTAAATTAGATACCTACGAAGCTCTTGTTGTAGGTCCTATTGTGTATTCTTTAGAAAGTGTAAATCCAGAAATTTTTGGTGTATCTTACACTACTAGCATGACCGAAAATAAAATTGGCACAAATAAATTAAGATTAAAAAATGTAAAGGGGATCCCCTTAGTAGGACATAAGATACAACTTTCAGAATACGTTGAAAATGCCAGCGCCACAGTTTATACAATTTCCAATGTTGTAAAAATATCAGAGACAGATTATTTGTTAACTATTGTTGGTAATTTTACTAGTACTATTCCAAATTTTACCAATTTGTATTTAGGTACAGATAGTATATTACCTCCTGGTATGTTATTTGATCCAACAACCAGCGAAGTATTTGGTGTTTTACCTTATCAAACTGCTATTACTAAAGATTATAAGTTTACCGTTAAGGCTACTCGATTCACAGAAAAAGGGGAAACTGCTAGCAGTAAGAGAATATTCACTGCTAGAATAATTGGAGAAATTGATTCAACTATCGTTTGGAACACTGACAGCAATTTAGGATCAATTGGTGCAAATTATGTTAGTACGTTAAGCATCAGTGCTACTACTACTTTTACACAATCTCCTGTATTATATTTCTTAATCAGCGGGCAACTACCACCTGGATTAACATTAAATTTTGACGGAGAAATAGTAGGTAAAGTAAATCAATTTGAAATTGATAATACTCCCGGATTAATACTGTTCGACGGAGGAGCATTAACTTTTGACGACGGTGAAACTACTATCGATAGATCTTATTCGTTCGAAGTCGAGGCAAGAGATGTGTTAGGATACAGTGCAGTTAGACGAACATTCACTATCAACATAGACACTCCTAATGACAGATTATTCAGTAACTTAATCGTAAAACCGTTTTTAAAAACAGATCAAAGAAATGTTTGGAAATCTTTCATTAATGATCCAGATATTTTTGAAAATAATTCAATTTATAGACCTAGTGATCCAAACTTTGGTATACAAAAAGATTTAAAAATGTTAGTGTATGCTGGTATCGAAACTAAAACAGCGGCAGAAGTTGTAGGCATGACTGGAAGAAATCATAAACCTAAAAGATTCAAATTAGGATCAATAAAAACTGCCATAGCTACAGTGCCGTATACAGATACCGTTGTTTATGAAGTAGTTTATCTAGAAGTGTTCGATCCACTAGAAATAGGAAAAAAATATTTGCCTACTCCGGTAGTAACTTCAAAACAATCTAGATTAATTACTGTAGATCAAAACAATCAATTTTACGCAGGACCATTTGATCAAAATACACCTAGTTTTTCCAGAGCTAATCCATTTCTAGCCACTGTGGATCGATCAGATGTTTTCGCCAGCGATCCCGAATCTTCATTAAAATTTGCCAGCAGTATTTCAATTTGGCGTAAAAGAATTAGAGAATTAGGATTAATAGACAGTAATTATTTGCCACTATGGATGCGCAGTATTCAACTTGGGCAAGTACAACCCCTCGGGTATATTACTGCTATTCCTATTTGCTATTGTAAACCTGGAAAATCCACTGATATATTATTAAGAATTAAAAATAGCGGATTTGATTTTAGCCAAATTGATTATACTATTGATAGATATATCATAGATGCAGTTACCGGATATAGTAAAGATAAATATATTGCTTTCAGAAACGACAGGACCACAATATCATGAGCTCAATAGTTTTTAGTACCATCGACGAAGAATTTCCAATAGCAGGAAAAGATAATAATAGTCAAGGATTTAGAGACAATTTTAACATCATAAAAAATGCATTATCTACTGCTAGAACTGAAATTGGAAATTTAGAATTAAACACAGCAAAAACCAACGATGACAACGATTTCAATGGAGTAATTATTGGAAATGCTGAAATTAGAAGATTATATCATTCTGTAGATAATCAACCTGGAGTATCAGGTGATGTTACGTTAGATACTCGAGATGCAGATTTGTTTAAACTTAGTTGTACTGGCAATGCTAATTTTATTTTAAGTCAATGGCCAGCCGATAATTTATATCGAAAAATATTTTTGCATATTAATACAACCAGCACAGAAGTTGATTTTACAGTAAATTTCACTTCGTCATCGCCTGGAGGATTAACTAGAAAAGAATCGTCTTTAACTCTTCCTTTCAGTACAGGTCTAGTTGTAGACGTTACACATATTTTTGAAGTTAGTACCCTAGACGGCGGCGACAATATTTTTGTAAAACATGTAGGAACCTTCTCTTAATGCATCCATTAGTAGACGATCTTGCCGATTTGAAAGATCCAGAATTAGAAAATAAAATTCTGGATCTTAGTAAAAAATATTGGCAAACAAGAAACTCGAATGTTCAACATCAAATTAGAATGTTATTAGATGTATATAATGACGAACTTCGAAATCGTAGATCAAAACTTTTACAACAACAATTAGAAAATCGAAATCAAGATCTTGACAAATTAATAAAAGTTAATTAAAATAACTTTATGAAAATTAGTCCTACTGGTCAGTCTATTTTTGACGACAAAGATATATTTGAACTTCTTTATACCAACGAGTTAGATATTTTAGAAAATATCATATCTGAATCCAGCTACGATATAGAACGTTTAGAAATATTTTCAAATTTAAAAATACAAAAAAATAACTCAGAAAATTTAGATGATCAATTACAAAAAAATTGGTTCGTCCCTGATGAGTATAAAAATTTGGATATAGAAGGATATCTTGTTCATATATGTCCAAAAGAACACTATCAACGTCTAATAGAAGAACTTCAAGAATACAGGGCCAGAAATATGATAGATTTGCTACGTTGGCTCAAATATTTTGTCGATACTTGTAGAAAAAATAATATAGTCTGGGGAGTAGGACGAGGATCTAGTGTGGCTAGTTATGTGCTATTTTTGTTAGATGTGCATAAAATTGATAGTATCAAATATAAATTAAATTGGCAAGAATTTTTAAGATAAGTAAGTATATTATAGGAGTTTATTATGGGAATGAAAGAACAACCACGTAAAGTTTATAAAACAATGCAGGGTAAAGAACTTGATTTAGACAAACTTAGAATGAAGAATGAAATGACATTAGCTGTCGGAAATGTTAGAGTAAATGCCCGAGGAGATGAACTAGGTCCTGGTGGAAAAATTATTAAGAAAAGAGAAGATATTATGACAGAATATCATACTGATTCTAAAAATATTATCATGCCTAAGAATAAAGGTGAAGCATGAACGTAGTTCAAGGAAAAATAAAACCACTCAAAAAAAATATATTAATAACTGACATGGAGTTCGGTGAAGAAAGAACTAGTTCAGGAATTATTATACAAAAATTAGATGGTAAATTAGAAGGAATTAAACCTCGATGGGGCCGTGTATGGGCTATAGGGCCTGAAGTTACAGATCTTAAAATTGGTGATTGGGTATGTGTTGCTCACGGTAGGTGGACTAGAGGTATCAAAGTTATGGATGAAACAGCAGGTGAAATCGTTATTAGAAAAATTGATAATGATGAAATTCTAATTGTTTCTGATGAAAAACCTGCAGACATACAAGTAGGGGAAGGATCCTGATGACTAATTTGTTTAAGGATCAAGAAAGATTCATGCGAGCTTGCGATCAAGATGTAGATGATTTTAACCAGAATCAATTCAATATGTACTTAGGATTGATTGAAGAAGAAACCAAAGAACTTTCTACAGCAATTAGTAATCATGATCAAGTAGAAACATTAGATGCATTAATTGATATTCTAGTTGTTACTATTGGTGCTATTCATTCGATGGGAGCAGATGGCGAAGGAGCATGGAACGAAGTCATGCGCACCAACTTTGCCAAAATTGATTCCGAAACTGGTAAAGTTCGAAAACGCGAAGACGGCAAAGTTCTTAAACCAGAAGGCTGGTCTCCACCAAATCTAAAACCTTACATCTAATCAAAGGGCCTTGACTGGCCCTATTATTTTCTCTATAATATTAGAAAGGATCAAATATGACTGAAAAAGATAAACTTGAGCAATCTGTAATAGACTTGCACAACATAGCAAGATTTATTGAACAAAAAATTGGTATAGGACTTCTAAGTGAAGATATTAGAAAATGTGCGGATAGATTGCATGAATTAACTAAAGAGGTGTATTAATGAAAGAGCTATGGGTAGAAAAATATCGCCCTAAAACACTCGATGGATATGTATTTCGAGATTCACATCAAAAAGAACAAATAGAAAGTTGGGTTAAACAAGAAAGCATTCCCCATTTACTTTTTAGCGGAAATGCAGGTATTGGAAAAACTACATTAGCTAAAATTTTATTAAATGAATTAGAAATCAATGATTTAGATGTTTTAGAAATTAATGCAAGCCGTACAAACAGTGTAGAAGATGTTAGAGACAAAATTGTAAATTTTGTCCAAATGATTCCTTTTGGAAATTTTAAGGTGGTATTATTAGATGAAGCTGATTATCTTAGTCCTAATGCGCAGGCTGCTCTCAGGGGTGTCATGGAAGAGTATCATACGACTTCTCGTTTTATCCTCACCTGTAACTACCCTAATCGCATTATCCCTGCTATACATTCACGATGTCAAGGATTTCACGTTGAGCGAACGGATATTACTGAGTTTACCGCTCGTGTTGCTACTATTCTTGTTAGCGAAGCGATTGATTTTGAGTTGGATACACTTGATACGTTCGTGAAAGCAACTTATCCAGATTTGCGTAAATGTATTAATACTGTACAAATGAATAGTTTATCTGGTATATTACATACTCCCGAAAAGGGAGATACTGGAGAACAAGATTACAAAATTGAAATGGTAGAACTATTCAAAAAAGGTAAAATATCGGACGCACGTAAACTTGTTTGTAGTCAAGCTAGACCTGAAGAGATGGAAGAAATTTTCAGATGGTTGTACGACAATGTTGCAATCTTTGGTGACGATGAGCGTCAAGAAAAAGCAATTTTGTTTATCAAACAAGGCTTAGTAGATCATACTCTAGTCAGTGATCCAGAGATTAATCTTGCAGCAACACTAATAAGACTGTCGCATATCTAATGGAATTAGATCCTAAGGATCCTGAAAGACGTAATAGTTTAACCTATCCAATGGAGGTAGGGGCACCTAAGTTCGATTTAGTGCCTGTTACTAAACAAAAAGACATAATGCTTAATGTAGCAAGACTACATGCTCAGCAAGAATATGAACGCATTATGGAAGTAGTAAGAGTAATGCAACGTCAAGCAGATCAAATAAAACGTAGAATAGAAATTACAGATGCAGTTCATGCATCAGAATACCAATTCCAAGTATACCATAATCAAATATATTGGTTAATATTTGACAGTAAAGATAATAAAACTAGACTAAGCCCTATGGGCCCGAACGACTGGACTACTGGATCACCTGACAAATACAAATATATTGCTAGAGTGAAATGGTTAGGAGATTATACTTGGTTAGAAGTAGATGAAAAAGGAAATCCTATAGCATGAAACAAAAATTTGTTCATTTGTACATGGATTGGGCTAAACGCCTTTCACAATTAAGCCACGCTAGGCGATTACAGGTAGGAGCAGTGATTGTAAAAGATGACACTGTAATTAGTTATGGGTATAATGGCATGCCAGCAGGATGGAACAATGAATGTGAAGATCGTGTATATGCAAACGAATGGACTATTGACAGTAACGAATGGCAATATATAGATAACGAAAGTAAGCCTTATAATTTAAAAACTAAACCGGAGGTACTTCATGCAGAATCAAACGCAATCAGCAAACTGGCTCGTAGCCCTAACAGTGGCTCCGGTGCTGATATTTTTATCACACACAGCCCTTGTCTTGAATGCGCCAAACTCATTTATCAGTCTGGCATTAGTAGGGTGTTTTATTCTCAAGACTACCGCGATAGCTCAGGAATTGATTTCCTACTTCGGTCAGGGATACCAGTAGAACAAATAGGGGAGTTTCCTCCCCTATCATCTTAGTCTCCGTAGATCGTTAAAACTTCTTTTACAGCGTCATGACGTTCTATATCATTACTGTCGAATCTTACAACATCTATAAATTCTAATTTTTTATGTTGTTCTATCCTTTCTATAAAATTTATTAATCCGTTGTCCTTCAATCTATCTGCTTGTGCTAGATCTCCAGTGACTACCATTTTACTGGCTTCCCCTAATCTAGTTAACAGCATTTTCATTTGATTCTGTGTAGCATTTTGCATTTCATCTGCTATAATGTAAGCATGTTTAAATGTTCTGCCACGCATATATGCTAAAGGACTTATTTCTATAACATTTTCATACAACATAGTTTCAATGTCTTTTTGATTATAATATTCTCCTAATACATCAAAAATTGGACGAGTCCACGGAGCCATTTTTTCATTTAATGTTCCTGGCAAAAATCCTAGGTCTTCGTCTACACTAACGGCGGGTCTAGTAACTATAATCTTATCGACCTTACCTTCTTGAAATAGTCTTATACCAATTTGTACAGCCAATAAAGTCTTGCCTGTTCCAGCAGGACCGATAGCAAATACTATGTTTTTACTATCATCATTAAGCTTGGCTAGATATGTTTCTTGGTGTTTATTTCGAGGATGAATCAGCACTCGCTGCTTCTTGTTAGGAAGGTATGGTTGAAAATCAATTACATTTACGTCTGAAGTAAAGCGTTTTTTCACTCTTTTACTCATTAAGTTCTCCCACTTGTAAAAAAGCAGGACTTGTAGCGACCGCCCAGTAACTACAGAGGTCCTACA